GACAATTCAAAACTATATAAGCCTCAAGACTTATTTAAGATATTTGAGCAATCAGATGCAGACGCTTGTTTAATAGACCCATTTACTGCGTTGGATAGAGATATGAGCTATACAGGGAACTACGAGTTCCTTAATGCTACTCGTCAGTTTTGCAATCAGACAGGAAAAACTATATACGTTTCTTCTCACCCAAATAGCGAATCAGGTAGGCAAACGAACATATATCCTGACGGCGATAAATGGGCAGGTCACCTTAGAGCACCTTTAAAGGCTTCGATTGAAGGTGGTAAAGCATTTTTAAATAGATGTGATGATATGTTTACCGTTCATAGATTGGTTGCTCACCCTGAAATGAAATACCAAACCATGATAAGCGTAGACAAAGTTAAGGACAGAACTACAGGGGGTGAGTGTACTACATTAAACGAACCCTTGTTATTTAACTTTAATGACGGCAAAGGATTTACTTGTCGAAGCGTTGACCCATTGAGAGAATTAAGAATGTCACCTCCGAAGCAATTAACAATAGATAACAGAGCATTAAACAACTTTAGAAGAACATCAAACACACCTTTTTAAAATGGATACATTAAAACAATTAGAGTCAAGCATTGCCTTGAATACGATAGAGACAAAGATGAAATTGTCGTTAGATGAGATAAAGTCAAATAACCCTAACAGAACCGACCTGATAGAATCCCTAGAGGACTCTCTTAAAGATATTCAAAGAATTAAAAACTTCATGGGTGAGTTAGTAGAGAATTGGCAAATAGAATGCAAAACTTCGTTTAGATTAGCTCAGGCTAACGCAGAGTTAAGAGTAGCCTTAGATAAAAGAGAAGAAGAAATAATAGACATGCAAAGAGAAGTTAAATGAAGTGTAAGTATTGCAAAACAGATTTCGTAAAGGTTGCGCCTAAACAAAGAGTTTGCACATCTATCGAATGCCTTAAGAGATTCTCTGACGAGGTTAAGGATAAGGAATGGAAAGCTAAAAAGAAGAAACTAAAAGAGGAGTTACAAACGATTAGCGACTTAACCAAGATAGCTCAGAAGTATTGTAACGACTTCATAAGATTAAGAGACAAGGACAAGGAATGTATCTCATGCGACAAGCAACTCAAGGGTAAGTTTGATGCGGGTCATTATTTTGAAAGTTCTCGATATCCTTCAGTCAGGTTTGATTATTTTAACATTCATGGTCAATGTGTAAACTGCAACAAACATAGACATGGCAACCTTTTAGAATATCAGATAGGAATTGAGAAGCGTGTAGGCGGTGTAGAGTTGTTTGAATTGCATAGAAAGGCTCATGAAAAACGTACTTACACTAAACAAGAGCTACGCGATATTACTGAGGATTATAAAAAAAAGATAAAAAAACTAAAAGAAAACTTGCAGAACAAAAATAAATAGTTAACTTTACATTATAATTAATAAACATAAATAAAATGAAACATTTATTCAAGGCATTAGCCTCATTTCAAAACGAAGTACCAACGATTCACAAAGGTACAAAAGGGTATGGTTACTCTTACGCAGACCTACCTACAATTTTTAACGTAATTAATCCATTACTAGACAAACATGGTTTAGGAGTCACACAATTACTCAACTCAGACGAGCAAGGTGACTACATTAATACGATTGTATTTCATACCGAGTCAGGTGAAACAATAGAGTCAAAGACTCGTATTCCTAAAGTAACCCTCAAAGGCATGAATGACTATCAGGGTTTTGGAAGTGGTGTTACTTACTATAGAAGATACGCTTTGTCATGCGCCTTACGTTTAGTTACTGACGTAGATAACGACGGCTCAGGTGTTCAGGTTGCAAAGAAGTCACCTAAGAATACTTATGCTCACGTTGAAACTATTGTATCAGATAAAAAGACTATGACTCCTGCGCAATTCGAGAAGTGCCTTAAGGCTATCTCTAACGGAACGTACACAATAGAAAGGTTACATAAGGAGTTTATGCTTACCGATATTCAATCTAACGCTTTAAAAGTTGCAAAGATATGAAGTTAAGAGCATCACAAGTAGGTAAGGTTATGGCATCCGCAAGGGGTGCCAACCTTTCAGTAGGAGCAAAGAGCTACGTTCAGGGGTTAGCTAAAGAACACGTCTTAGGGCGTAGAATGGAATTTAACTCTAAGTATACTAACAAGGGTAACGAGTGTGAACAAGACGGCATCAACTTACTCTCTGAGGTTAGAGATGACCTTCCGTTCTTGGTTAAGAATGAGGAGTATTTCGAGAATGATTTATTCACGGGTACTCCTGACATTTTGACAGATGAATATGTTATAGATATTAAGTGTTCTTTTAATATGGACACGTTTCCAATGTTTAAAGATTCGATACCTAACAAGGACTATATATATCAACTTCAGACATACATGCACTTAGCAAACAAGTCTAAAGCTATGTTAGTCTATTGCTTAGTGGATACGCCTGAGTATATTATAAAAAGAGAGGTTAGAGATGCTTTAAAAGATATTGACGATAACAATGAGGAGGCTTTAATGTTTACCGAAATGGCTATCCGAAATAAACATACATTCTCTAATGAGTCTGCAAAGAATCGAATCAAGGTATTTGAGATAGAGAGAAGTCAAGAGACTCTAATAGAAATGGAGTCTAAAGCTATGGCTTGTCAAGAGTATTTTAACCAACTATTAAACGAAATAAAATGAGTAGAATAGAAAACCCAAAGCATTACACCAAGGGAATAGAGACATGGGATTACATTCATAGTAAAGACATGTCATTCTTTGAGGGTAATATTATAAAGTACGTCTCAAGGTGGAAAGATAAGAATGGTATTGAGGACTTAAAGAAGGCTAAGCAATACTTAGACAGGTTGATATACCTAGAAGAAACTAAGTAGAACTACGTAGAGAGTGAAATTAATTAAAACTTTTTTCACTTTTTACTTGCAGGTTTAAAAAATAGCCGTATCTTTACATCATTAATAACAACAAAAAAAACACAAATACAATGAAACATTTAATTTTAACAATCGCAACCCTTTTAACAACTATCCTAACAGCTCAGTTAGATATCGTAAACGACTTCGACAAGTGGACGTTTACCAATACCGCAGGAGTAGAACCTTATGGAGCTATGACTACAACGCTAGCAGGAAGTAACGGGTATAAGAATAATGATACAACTTTTTTAACGTCTCCTATATATCAAATGAATGGAGAGGTTGAATTATCTTATAGGGTTGAGGGTATTATAGAGAAAAAGAGAGACTTCATGTATCTAGAATACAGGGTTAACAATGTTGAATGGATTCGTTTATCTAAGTTTTCAGGCTCTAAGAACAAGAATAAATACAAATTAATAGAGGCTTATGGTGATGTCGAATTTAGATTCATTCTAGTTACTGACAAGTGTATAAATACTTATTACGACAATTGTTTTCAAGAGCGCCTATATTATTATGACATTCCTTCATGGTCTTTATATTCAGGCGGTGATGCTTTGCCTGTTGTTTTCGGAGGTGCTGACTTAGACTGCGAGGGTTTGACTTGGTATACTCATTCGGAGTATAATGCTTCACACTTTATAGTAAAGACTCAAGGGGTTATAGGTAACTCAAGTGAGTTCAATGGTGAAGACGGAGAGAGGTTTGTTATCGCATCGGGATACTCAACAAGTTATAGAGAGTATTGGAGCAGATTAGACTTAAGGGGTGAGCATTTGATTACATTGTCTCAAGTAGACTTTGACGGAACTACAGAGGTATTATGGCAGGGTTATTATTCTAATTGTAATGACCAACCTAAAGAGATTAAGAACGTTTATAACCTGCAGGGTCAAGAGGTCAGTATTGATTATACAGGTTTAAAGATTATACATTATACTGACGGAACAATACAAAAAATAAAATGATTAATTTTAATAATTCAACAAAGACCCGAACCAAGACCTATTGGGCTAAGACGAAAGTCTTGAAGAGGCTAGTAAATGAACAAGTGAAATATCAACAAACAATTAAACAAGAACAAAAAGATGTCACAAAGTAACAGATTATTAAAGATTGCTCAAAAGATTGCCGTAGAGGTTGGAATCGATAAGCAGTTAAATGTAGAACCTAAAGAAGCCGCCTCGGTAATGGTAAGTATAATAGAAGATATAGACTTCGTACACCAAGTGAGATACGCGGTACAGGAAGAGTCTTCTGATGACTCACTATTGAGTAGGGACTCAAAACTCGGTGAGCTAGTCCGAGAACTACTAGCAAAACAAACAAAGTAATTAATAACAAATAATAAAATGAAGAAAGTAGTAAAAGACAAAATAATGAACGTGAGATTAAACGCAGACGAACTAAAAAAGGTTAACTTATTTGCAAAGAAAAAGCGAATGACTAAGAGTCAAATCTTGAGAATGAGTATTGAACACATAATAAGATAATTAATAACAAATAAATATAAATAACATGTCACAATTCGAACAAAAAGACAATTCAGGTTCAATTTTTTCAAACAATAAAAAAGCAGAGAACCATCCTGATTTTAAAGGCAAATGTAAAGTAAATGGAGTAGAAATGGAGGTAGCTCTATGGAAGAAAGTTTCAGCTAAGGGAACTGAATGGATGAGC